CGGTAGTTCTGCCACGCCGTCTGCTTCTTGGTGTCGCTCTGCGTGATGGTCTCGGCAGCCTCGTACGCTAGCCGTGAAGCAAGTGCTTCGGCGAAGCTCGGCGGGAACAGCGCGGTGTCGGTAATGCGCGCGATGTATCGGATGCGCAGCGGCGCTGCAAGGTTCGAGAGTATGCGGCCGCCCTCGATCGACCAATCTTCGTTGTGCCCGGTGCGGTAGTCGTTGGTGTCCGCGACCTTCAGGATGTCACCGCCATTGACCAGGCGAATGAAATCGCTGGGAAGCTGGAATTGACGGTCGAAATCGAAGTCAGGATCTGTTGCCAGCGCTGCGAGAGTTGCGCGCTTGAAGGTATGGCGCCAACGATGCCGGTCATACTCGGCGTCGCGGACAGCCTCAAACATAGAATTCAGGCAGCGAGCGCGCTTGTTCTCATCGGTGAGCGCGACGATGAGCTCGTCGCCGAGCATCGTCAACGCACGGTTGGCAATCGATACTTCGCTCGCGGCCACGCTGCCTCACGATCAGATGACCGGGATCTCTTCCCACATGATGTAGCCCGAGATCACGTGCGATGTGCCGGTGGCGTGCGCGGTCACGACCAGCAACGAGTTTTGCGGTAGCTCGATGCCGCCGTCGATGAACTCATCCACTTGGTATGGACCTGCGCCGGCCGCAATTGCCGCCGGGCCGCCCAGTGGACGGAGCAGAGTCGCAACAGCAGCCTGAGCCGGCACCGCGGCGGCAAGCCCGCGCATCGAGGAACCAGCTGCCTGAAACGTTGCTGCGTTGATGGGCGCAGAGCTGGCAGCCAGAGAAGCAGCGACGCCAGCGGCTGGTACCACGTCCAGGTAGAATGGGCCTCCCGGCGTCCCTGAGACGGTGGATATGCCAACCTTCAGGACGCTCGCGACCTTACCGCTACCCAGCGGATTGATGATTCCCAACAGCGCTCGGCCGGTCGTCGCCGGCAACGGAGATATGTCCGTGGTTGCCGTCACCGTCGCGCTCTTCACCGCCTGAATGTAGACGTTGCCGCGGCTCACCGCCTCACGAAAGCTGCCGTGGCCTGGTGAATTGACCAGAGCGCCCGTCTTGTCCTGTCGCAAAAGGAACCGGCTGCCATCGCCGCCAGACTGCGCCCCTACCTTGCCTTCCAGGTCGAATTGTGTGACTTGGCTCATCGTGCTCTCAGGCAATCGGATTAGTTTCTTTGGTGATCAAGTAATTCTTGATCGCCTCCAAGGCCTGCAGCACTTCCATGATGCTGGTGGTCTTGGCGAGGTCTATCACCAGCTCCACCGCCAGCGAACCGCTCGATGATCCCTCGGTTACATCCGTTGGATTCATCGCGCCGACACTGGCTGCGTAGTACCTGCTGGCCATGGCGTTACAGCGTGTAGCTGACGAGAGCGCCCAGTGCGCCGGTACCGGTGGTCACATCCGTGGTGTGCACGGTGGCGCAGATATCGAGCGTCGTTTTCGGGTCGCTGGTCATGCCGGCGGCCTGCCACAGCGGCTGATTGCGCTTGGCGATGGTGTTCGCGGACGTGGCCTTCATGACGCATTCCTGGTCGATGACCGCGGAGGCGCAATCGAGGTCGGTCGTGAAGAAATCCTGGTCCACCGCGGCGCCGCCGTCGGCATTGTTGCGGTAGACACCGATGTCAAACTTGCCGGCGGTCTGCGCACCGCTCGAGACCTTGACCGAGTGCACGATCGCGTTGCTCGGCACCTCGACCAGTCGAATCACCGACGTTGCGCTGAGCGATGCCGTCACCGATGCGATGTACCCCCAGACGGTCCGGGTAGTGCCAGGAGCACCAGCACCAGGGTTATTGAAGACCCGAGGCGTGGCCTCGCGGTTCGTGATCGCGGTGGACTTGAGCGTGAGATCAATTGCCATGTTTCAGTTCCCGGTAGCCTTACTGTCCACACCAGATCTTCACCACCTTCTTCTCTTCGAGCCTCGTGGCGTTGCAGCTCAGCGTGGTGTACACCTGCCACGGCAGTCCGCGGATGTCCTTGCGCTGTGAGATGTCGGTCTTGATGTCATCCCAGATGCCGAGGTGCATGCCGCTCTTGACCCACATCGGGATCTGACGGCTGCTGCCGGCCTGGTCGTCGGTCGCCTCGGTCGTGATGCCGGGCCGCTCCGAATGAATGA